CAGACCGATCAGCAGCGGGAATTCCGTGATGTACTCCAGCGGCCCGTCCGACACGTGCAGGCGGCGGTTGAACTCGCGCTTCCAGACCAGGTCGCCCGCCCGCAGGTAGACGATCTTGTTGTAGACCAGCCGGTCGTTCATATCGCCGCGGCCAGCCAGCTTGTTCGACATGATCTGCCGCGGGTAGTAGCTGGCGGACAGGTTGTGCAGGTTCTCGCAGCCCGGCTCGCCATAGCCGGGCTGGTTGAAGAACTCGACCGTGATCGGCTTGACCGGCTGCGGTTCGCGGCCCTCGCTCTTCGCCGTCGCGATCTCGTCGGCTTCCATCTGCGCGGTCAGCTGCTTGCTCATGTCCAGCCGCGCTTTTTCGTTGTGAAGCAGTTTGAAGGTCCAGTTGTCCTCGTCGGGCGCGTTCAGGTCACCAACGATCTGCCCATAGCTCTGCAGATGGCGCGGCAGGCCCGCGAAATGCTTCCGCGCCGGGTAGCGGTCGATCCGGCCGATGCCGACGGTCAGCACCTCGACCGGCATGGTGTCGCTTTCGTTCAGCACAATGTCGGTCGTCTGGACGCCGCGCATACTGGCAACGATGTTGTCGCCGAAGGCCATGAATTCGGCGATGAACTCGATCGGGCCGAACTCGTCTTCGAAGGGGATCACGTGGGTCACCGGGTCGCCACGGCCACCCGACCAGGTGCCAAGGGCCTTCGGGAAGGTTTCCAGATAGGACGGGATCGTGGTGGACCATAGCTGCCGGTAGGTCTCGCGGATGAACAGCACCTTGTAGCGCCGCACCCCGTCGATGGTGGACTGGGGCATCATCACCGCCCGCCGGGCACGCGATTTCATCAGCGTCGTCGTTTTGCCCGATCCAACGGGCCCCTGAATGGCAAGCACGTCGCCATCGGACCAGTAGAATTCCTCCGCGATGGGTCCGGGAAAGGCGTTGTCCTCGACTGCGACAGGGAACTTGCCCTGGGCGAAGTCGCCGGATAGGCTTTCAACTGCCTCTTTCGCATCGCTTCCCAGCAATGCCTCAAGCTTTTCGTCCGACAGCTCCGGCTTCGTGTCAGCGTCAGGCGTGCCCGTATTCCCCCTGGCCCCGTCGGCCATCGTGAAGAGGCGTCCCCCCCGACCCCGTACCCAGGCTTCCAAGGTTACGCGCATTTTTCAGCCTCCGGATTGGCCGAAATCCAGTATGGGGTCGGAGAGAGGGGTGAGAGGTCAAGCACCGCTCGACCCCCCCGGGGGGTCGAGGCCGCCGGGATCGCGCGGGCTGGCGCCTTCCGGGTCGCGCACGACTGATTTTCAATCAGTTTGATCATCGCGATTTTCCCTTTGGTTTCCGTGGCTTAGCTCTGCCGTCCGAATGCCATCGTCCGAACCGTCCGAAGCGTCCGGGCTAAGCTGTTGATTTTGCTCGATTTGCCACGCCACGTTGGCGGGCATCATCCGACGATCCGAACGGGGCGAGACATCGCGCGCGGCGGCGGCAGGATCGGCTGGCGCGGACGGTGCAGCGGGCAGGATCAGCGTCCGGTTATCGTTGATCACTGCGTCCGGTGTCGCCTTCGTCGCGGTGTAGGGCATGATCGCTTCTGCTGCGCGCAGGATCATCGCGTAATGCCTGCCGAACTGCTCCAGCCGCATCGCAGCCGTAGGCTTGGGGGACGACATGGCCGACTGGTGCGCACCGTCGAAGGCCCACGCCAGCACGCGTTCCGTCTGCTGCATGGCGAGCGTGATTGCGTCCTCCCGGCTGGTCAGCCCGGCAATCTCGGCCAGCACGTCCTCCGGCATCCGCAGGCCGCGCGCGGCGAGGTAGTCCCGCATCTGGCTGCTGACCTTGTTGCGCGCACCCTTCGGGCGCCCGACCTTCCCGCCTTCCTCGTCGTCCTGGGCGACGGTCTCGGCGCCGTCCTCATCGGGCAGAAAGGACAGCTGCTCACCCATCTGGTGCTGACGCTCGATCCGGGCCGCAGCTTCGCGGGCCAGCTTCTGAAACTGGCTGTCATCAGAGGACATATTTTCCCCCTTTTTTATTACTTTTCAGATGCTTGGCGGAAACAGGCACGAGGTCCACAACGGGCACAACGGGCGAGATGCAGAGCCGTTGTGGGCGGCGTTGTGGGTTTTTCTTATTGGTTTCAATGCCTTGTCTATTTCTACAACGGCACAACAGAGAAATAGAGAGACAGACAACGCGCGCGCGCACGTAGGCGCGCACATACGTAGGGCGGCGATTTTCGCCGTTGTACCGTTGTGGAATAGGATAAGTGACTGATTTTGCGTATAAAAACCCACAACAGAGGCCACAACGCGCCCACAACGCCAGACCGAAACCGTTGTGGGTCGGGCGACGATCAGACCGAAAATCGCCCGCGTTGATATTGGCCCGGTGACGGGTCGGGGGGCAAGAAAAAAGGCGCCGGCACTGTTGTGCCAGCGCCGGTACGTTTCCCGTCATGTAACCTCCCGAGATTGCAGTGCGATGTCCCGGCACAGCCGTTCGGCACGGGCGCGGTAGCAGCCCTGGGCGGCGATCAGCGCCAGGACGGGGCCTTCGACCGCGGGACCAGCGTGCACCAGAAGATCCTCCAGTTCGCGCACCAGCGCTGTCTCCAGGCCGCCCATGATGTGGAGCGCGTCGGAGATCTCCTCGGTCAGATCCCATGCATCGAGAGGACGATCAGCCATCGGAAAGCCCTCCTTCTGCCGTGTCGATCACCGTCCACGGCACGACGATCCCGCGGGTGCGAATACCGCCCAGCGTCAACCCGCTTGGCGCCGGACCAACGGCCGCAAGCGCCATCAGCGCGGCCCTGTGGGCCCCACCTGCCCAGCGGGTGCCGCAAAAGACAGGCAGTTGAAAATTTGCAATAAAAAGCCCGTGGGTGAGCGCGCGCAGCCCTTCCGCAGACAACGCGGCATCGACGTTTCGGCCCGATCCCGCGCAGCCTGCGGCGATCAGATCACGGTGGGCTGACAGGAGGTGGAAAAGGCATTCCCAGCCTTCATCCGGGTCGGGGGAGGTTCCGTCGCGACCTCTGCCCGCATCGAGCGCGGGCAGAGGGGAGCGCGCCCAGATCGAGACTGCCGCACGGGTGCCGCGCGAGAGCCGGGCTTCCCGGACCATGCTCAGCCACAGCTCGGCCTCCCGGATCGGCAGGCCCGCGATGTCGATGTCCCGGGCCGTGTCCTCGGCCGAGGCAGAAGGTTCGGGCATCTCATAGCGCCCGGTCTTGCGGAGCGCGGGCAGGACCTCGGCCGTGATCCATTTCCGGAACCGCTTCGCCTCGGGCTTACGGCTGGTCAGGATCAGTGCGTAGAGGCCGCTTTCGGAGATGACGCGCGTCGTTTGCTCACGACCGATGGGGTCGGCAATACCGACCCCGTCTTTCTCATCCTCGTCCAGTCGAGCCATCGCATCGCTCGAATTGACTATATCGAGAACGCGACAAACATCGATCGCCACAAACCATGGATCATCGCCGCGCATCACGACACGCACGGCATGTTCCTCGAAATCGAACGGAATAATTTGGGCGCTCATCCGGCGCACCTCCTGTGGTTCGAGTAAACCCGACCACTGGGAGGCCAATCCCGGGTGGCCGGACGCATGGGATTGGCCTTACCGCCCACAGGAACGGCGCTCCCGAAGGAGCTCCCACACGCCCGACCATAGAAAAAGCTGCGCTTGGACGGCGCAGCTTTCGAGCGCCTGTGGATAATCAGGAGGCCAATCCCGGCACGCCCTTTTCTGACGTGCACGGGAAGGTTGCCTGAGCCGTTGGGCGCTGTCAATCTCCGCTGGATTACGGAGGTTGAACGATGGAACGTTTTCTGATTGCCGCCTATGTCATCGCGGACATCGCGACGTTGGTGTATTTGCTGGTGATGGACGCCCCGGATTTCAATGCTTGGAATTGGCTGATCATCATTCCAGTAGACATTTTCCTCGCGCAGATCTGGCCCATCTACTGGGCGGTCCTGCACTGGGTTATGTAAATCTAGCGGTCTTTCCCGAAAGGCAATTCCGGGCAGCGACCAGGACCGACGGGCTCGGGTGCCAACAACATGCACGCCGTGAACATCTTGAGCGCCGCCATCTCGGCAACCATGTGGTTTAGCTTGTTCTCGACGAGAAAAATGGCGTCGTCCCGATAATCCCACAAGCAAGTGCGATAGTCGTTCATCTTGTCGTAGAAAATTTCGCTTTCCCGCATACATGCGGTCATCTTGGCTTCGTCGTTGTAGGTCGAATAATCCAAGGCGCAGGCCGGTATGATCGGAGACACACATTCCGGGTCCGCGGCAAAGGCTCTGCCCCCGATCGCCAAAACAAAAAGAATGATACCCAAGCGTCTCATGCCGATAGCCTAGCACCAGACCTATTTGCAGAACAACATTCGCCGAAACCAGAGGCATCACACATAGTCCTCGATGTCGGACCTGTCTTCGGGCGCAGCGCTGCCGCTGTCCTGATCCATCGGCAAGCCCGACAGGCCAAGGATCGAACGGAACGGCATACGAACGCCGCGCGTGCGGGTGCCTGCCAACGTGGCCGGATGCGATAGCTTCTCCGCTCCTGGGACACGTGCCGCTGATTGCGACCATGCACCGCCCGCCCAATCGCTGCCTTCGAACAGCTTCTTGAGGCCTTGCATCGGCGTGTTCGCGATGAACAGGTATGCTTGGGTTTCTTCGACATAGACGCGCAGCCCCATGCGCGCGAGGATCGAGTTTGCCTTCTTCTGGCGGTTCGTCCGGGCGTCGGTATAACCGTCATCCTCCCCGGAAATGGACTGCACCAGACCTTTCGGCGCGGCGGGGTAACCGGCTGCAGCCTGCAACCATTGGCCGATTGTGTACTGCTCGCCGCGTCTGAACGGGTCGACCAATTGGCTAAGCAGATGCAACAGCATCGCTTCGGCATCGGTGTTCGTGTCGGACTTGTTCGCCGCTACTTCGAACGAAACCTTGCGCGCCCAGCTTGCCCGTTCTTCGTCGGCGAAGGCATCTGGTGTCATAGCCATCTCGGCCATGGCCAGCACCGGCGCCCAGTTGTCAGCGTCCCGGCCTCCAACGTCCGCGAGTTCCAGCGCCGCCCGCCA